AGCACTGCCAGTATGACTGTCAAGCTAATCAATACTAAACAGAGTATACTTGGCGGACGTTTTTCAGATTTGTTATCCAGCTATAATTTCGCAAATCGTAAATGGGAATTATTTTTGAATACTGAAACGGCTGGGACCTATGATACCGCAGCTCGCATGATTGGTTTTGGAGTGATCTCAGGTGAGTTTAAATACACACATGAGTTTATTACGCTAAGTTTACTAGACAATTCCTCAAAGGTACACAACGAAATTCCAAAAGCAGTCATCCAAAATACAGATAGCAGTTCTGATTACTATTTTGCTAATCCTCCAGCGGAAAATGTAGGCAAGCCTATACCAATATTTTATGGAGATGCTGGCATTGTGGATGGTAGCACCACAGGAGCTACAGTAGTGGCAACCTATGCCACCGCTGGCGAATGGGACCATCATTTTACTAAATCAAAAGTACCAGCTATCATCACCGATCAGTGGAACACAACCGATAACCAGGTATTTGCACAACCAGACTCAGTCGCCTGTAATAGTTTGTCCGATGAACATATCTGGATGTACAAAAATGATTATTACGTTAGGAAGATTGGTAGTGAGGCCGATGCTTCCGCAGCAAATTCAAGAGTTGATTTTTCTGGGACAAGCTGGGATGCTTATATCCCATTAGTGTTATACTCAACTAGTGGCGGTGTGATGACAGATTGGGCGAACACTGTGGATGGAGATTTAAGTACCTTTGGAAAAATTACTGCAAGTGCTGGTAGTGATGTGGATGGTTTTTGGGTGGTTCCACAAAACTATGCATCGAATTTAGGTGACATTACTTCAGTTAAATTTATGATCTATGTAAAAGATTTTGATCCTAATGCAAGTGGCAATGTAGCGGAGTGGAACCTCGACAATCTACCAAGCTCGGATGGCACGAATGCAGCGTTAAGCTGGCGCACAGACGATTCGGCAAGTGCTGGTACACCTCACGATCCCAGTAGCCAAATTATTTCTATAGATGCATATTT